GCACTTATAAGGATATACTGTGGGTAAAAGTAAGGCTTTTAGGCGCTTTCCCATCTTTACAGATTGTTCTTCCCTAGTCATATCAGGCCTCCTACAAGTACGAGCAAAATCAACTATTGCAGAAATAAGTCGATTAAATTTTACTTACATCGACTTGAAAAAATGAAGCGAATCGGTAGAATTAAATCATCATCAAGGCGATGATAGCAGATTTGATTCAGCAAGTCAAGTAGGAGGATAGCTAAATGGAAAATTTATCTTTGCGGCAGCGAGCAAAAAGCGCGGGAATCCCATTGTGGAAGATCGCGTCGTGTATTGGCATCAGCGAACCAACTATTACTCGTTGGCTGCGAGTTCCTCTTTCCTGTAGCAAGGAGAAGCTTATTCTTGAAGCTATCTCTAAGTTGGAGAAGGAGACGGAATGATGGAAATTTTGGCATATACGCCCACTACGCTAGCCGAGGCAATGCACGCCAGCCGTCCAACAGTCTATCGATGGATGAGAATCCCCGGATTTCCCGTCGTACGATTAGGCGGTTGTGTGCGGATTCCTGTGAAAGCATTTGAGCAGTGGCTCAATGAACAGTCAGGGGTGAAAATCGATAATGAGGGATAAAAAAGAAAACGCCCTCGCCGGTGTGGGAACACCGACAAGGGCGACGGGAAGCGGTTTGGCGACCACACTTTCCCATCAAAAGAATACCACAGCGACGCAAAAAAAGCTACTTATTTCTGACTTGCTACATGGGGGTAGCGAAAACGGTGTGACGCTCACAGAGCTTGTCCAGCTCACGGGAGAAGATGAGAGGTCGATTCGCCGACGCATTCAGCGGGAACGAAAGGCCGGGACGCTGATCCTGTCCGACAATCAGTCTGGCTACTTTCTTCCCACGACTGAGGACGAAGTCAAACGTTTCATTCGCTCCATGTCTCGTCGCGCTCGTGAAATCAGCGCTGTCGCCCGTGTTGCAGAGGATGTGCTCGCACGGATGATGGGTCAGGAATTTTTGGAGGGTTGGTAATGGCGAAACGGAGGATGTTTTCGCTCGAAGTTGTTGACACGGATTCGTTTCTCGACCTTCCGGCAAGTTCACAAAGCCTTTATTTTCACCTCGGTATGAGAGCAGACGATGACGGTTTTGTTTCATCACCAAAACGGATTACGGCAATGGTCGGCGCTGCTGGAGACGATTTGAAACTGCTGATTGCTAAGGGCTTTGTTATCCCGTTTGAATCCGGTGTGTGCGTAATTCGAGACTGGCGAGTGAACAATTATATCCAGCGTGATCGCTACACACCATCCATTTACACCGAAGAAAAGCAGCGCCTATCTATCGCTGAAAATGGACGGTATAGTCATGTGGATACGCAATGTATACAAGATGTATCCAAATCGGATACACAGGTAAGGATAGATAAGGAAAGAGAAGAGATAGATAATAAGGCGGCTACGCCGCCACGCGCTCGCTTTATTCCTCCTACTCTTGAGGAAGTACAGGCTTACTGTATCGAACGGGAAAACAGCGTAGACGCAGCATACTTCCTTGATTACTACGCTGCAAACGGCTGGGTGCAAGGGAAAGGAAAGCCTATCAAGGATTGGAAGGCTTGCGTCAGGACTTGGGAGCGTCAAGGCTACGGCGGAGAACAATCTTCCGCAGTTCCCAAGCCCAGGCAGTACGACGAGGCTACGGACACATGGAGGTGAGAGCGTGAATTCTATTCTGAACGAGTACGGCGTACTCGGTTCGCTGCTGATTGACCCGTCGTTGTTTCCGGAGGCGGCAGAGCTTCCCGACGATATGTTTTCTTCCGTGCCGCTGCAAGAGATTTTCCGGGCGATGCGTCATCAGTACGAGGAAAGCGGCAGCTTTGATGCGCTGACCGTCAGAGTGGAAGCGGGACGCAATTGCACCGATGTGACGGACAAGCTGATTGCTGGATTGATGGACACAACGCCAACCACGGCGAACCTCGATGTTTACTTAGCAGCGGTCAAGGAAGCTGCGCTTGCACGTTCCTTGCGAAAGATCGGCGAAGAACTGATGACCGCCGAGCATGACCCTACAGACGCGCTTGGACGCGCACAGGAGGCTTTGCAGCGGCTTGCCGAGGAAAACACACGCGGCGATTCGCAAACGCTTACGGCGGTGCTGATGCAGCTCGGATACCGCGTTTCTGAGCAGGTCGGAGGCAGAGTGCCTTGTGTGGCCTCGGGCCTTCTGAGATTCGATAAACTGCTCGGCGGTGGCTTCATTAACGGCGGGTTACACGTCATCGGTGCAAGACCGGCGGTCGGAAAATCAGCGCTCGCCTTGCAAATCGCGCTCAATGCAGCAAGAAACGGAGTCAAGGTATTATACTTGTCACTTGAAATGAGCGCAGAGGACTGTTCCGCTCGCCTTGTCGGCAACATCGGCGGCCTGTCATCGGCGCGGCTCATGTTCGGCGGCAGGCTTACGGACAACGAGTACACGCGCTTTGCCGAGGGGACGACAGCGCTCTCCGCGTTGCCGCTTGTATTCAACAAGCGCACGGGTATGAACGTTCGGCAGGTGGAGGCGCTGGCCTATCGCGAGAAGCCGGGCCTGCTGATCCTCGACCACCTCGGGCTGCTTGAACCGCCGGAAGCTCGGCTTTCGCTTTACGAGGCGACCACAAGGAACAGCAGGGCCTTGAAGCTGCTTGCACTGAGGCTGAACATCCCTGTGCTGTGTTTGTGCCAGCTCAACCGCGCAGCGGCCTCTGACCGTTCTGGTAGCTTTCGGGCTACGATGGCAAATTTACGCGAGAGCGGCGCTATCGAGCAGGACGCGGATACGGTGACGCTGCTGCACAATCCGCCGTGTGAGACAGGTGAGCGCATGGAATCGCCATCTTTGTTGGAGTTGTGGCTCGATAAAAACCGACGCGGCGCGACTGGTCACGTTGACGCGACCTTCTACAAGGTCACAGGGAGGGTTACAGCATGAATATTGAGGCCGCGGCCAGCATTTTAGCGAAAATCAAACCGGCACGCCGGAAGCGTGAGCGCTACCGCCAGCGTGACGAAATGCAGCACCGTGTAATTCCGCTTTTGCCTGCTGATGACCGTGATAAGTTTGAGCGGGCAATGAACCGTCATTTTCGATTATAAAAAAGGCCCTCCCCAAATGGGGAGAGCGTCTCTTGTGGTGAATCCGATTTGTCAATTTTGATTTTACCATAGGAGGAGAAGATATGCAAGCGAAAGCACTTGACACACAGGATAAGCGAACAAGCGAAATTGCAGCAGCGGTACAGGCAGGCAAGGCGGACATTCTGAGACTTTGGGCGGCGGTTGAACGCTTCGCGTGGCAGCAGGCCTTGAGGTGGACGCGGGCAATGGAAGGCCGCGCAGGTGTCGAGGAAAACGACCTTCTGCAAGTGGCCTTTATCGCCCTCATGGACACGCTGCCGACATGGGATGTGAACAAGGGTGAATTTCTCACGCTGTACGGCATTAAGCTTAAGGCGGAGTTCACAGAATCCTGCGGGCAGCGAACACAGCGGACGCGATGTGACCCCATCAACACTGTTTGTCGGTCGATGGACGAGCCGATAGGCGACGAGGACAGCGACCTGACGCTTGCTGACACAATCTCAGATGAAGCAGCAGAAGAGGCCTTTGAGGACGTCGAACAACGGGATTTTCGACAGGCTGTGCAAGCGGCACTTGCACAACTGCCGGATGCACAGCGCGACGCGATCATCGGTGAATTCTGGTTCGGACGAAAGCCAGACCCAAAGTTGAGGCGGGAAGCGCTGCGAGTCTTGCGGCATCCGCGCATTCGAAAGCCGTTAGTGGAATTTTACCGCTGAAAGAACGATGCAACGTCAGAAAAAACAAAGCCGGAAAGGGGGCTTTTCAAACTTTGTCAAAGAAAATCAGAGATGAGACCATTATTGAAGCGCTGCTGATCTCCGCGACAGTGCGGAGCGCGGCGGCAAAGCTCGAGATCAACGAGCAGACGATCTATCGCCGAAAACGTGACGCGGAGTTTATGCAGAAGTATAACGAGGCACGGCGCGAGCGAACCGAAGCGGCGCGTAACGTGCTGCAGGAGCGGGCGCACGCCGCGGCGGATACGCTGGCAACGATCATGCAGGATGCAGACGCGCCCGCACAGACCCGCGTGAGTGCCGCGGCAGAGATTTTACGGCAGACGGTGAAGTACACGGAGATCACAGACATCATGCAGCAGCTTGACGAGCTTGAAGCATGGCGAAGGGAGCAGGAACAGCGATGAAGAAAAATTTTGATATCCGCCTTGCGGCGCTGCGGGAATATCTCAAATCGCTGTCAGCCGATGAAACTACTTTTGTCGTCGAGGGCGGCGGCGAATATCACACAAAAGAAGATCCGTTTAACTACCTGATGCAGCACGGCGCATTTACCCATGATGGCAAGTGCATTGTCCTTTACCCGCACCCGGTAGAGGGCGTAGACCCGTTGAGCCTTTCCCTCTATCAGATGCTTGACGAAGCCATTGGGCGCGGCAGGCTGGAATTGCCAACGCTTGAGAGTGACGAGATCGGAGGTAAAGCCCTTGAATAACAGCATTAAAGCCCGCCTTGCCTCTTTACAGGCGATTGTAGCGCAGAAGCAAACGGGCGTAGCAATTATGCTATTGCTTGAAAATGGCGCGTGGGCGGCTTGCAGAGCGCCGCAAAGCCCTGCAAAGGTGTTTCAGACGGAACAGGCAGCACGAGATTATTTATCAGACTGCGAAAGCGTTATCATTATCGACCTTTAAAAAAACAGCGCGGCAGCGCATGAAAAAGAAAGGATAATTTACACCATGAGCGAATTTAACATTTATGCCCGAAAGCTCGATACAGCTTTCAAAGAAGCCCGCAGCGAATACAACACCGCTTTCCGCGCACTCCAAGAGGCGCAGCAGGCCAACCGTGACGCTAACGCATGGAAGCCCGGAGACAGCGCCGAGGAAAAGCAGGTTAGAACAACCCGCGCAGCGCTAAAGCTGCATGACGCAGAAGCCATTTTTAACGAGGTGAGCGCCCGCGTTTGGGACAACTTCAAGGCCACGCGCCGCACGATCCGCGCCGAGCTGGAACAGGCAGTGCGCGCCGCCAATATTGCAAACCCTGACGCAATCGACAATAACGCCCTTGAGCTGATGAAAACCGGCGTTCTTTCCTCGGCTGATTACTCCGCGTTCATGGAGAGATTTGACAGCAACCACACCATGTTAAAGTTAGTTGGTCACTACGCAGCCGAAGCCGCAAAGACTACGGACAGCCGCCGAGAGGCCGCAGCCCTTAACGCTATCGCTCTTGACTGCCAGAGCGGGGAGGGCGCAGTCATGCGGGCATGGGACAGCATTTCGGCAATTTCTGACAGTTGCGGCGACGGGGACGGCTACCGGCGCAAATCGCCCGGTGTAATTGTCAGCATGAGCGAAAAATGGGACGATCTCGCGGGCGAGGCCGTGGAGAACTTCTGATTTTCGATAAGCGGCAGAGATCAACATTCTGATACAAAGCTTCCTGAAAACAAATTTAAGGAGAGATAAATATGGAACTTAGTTTTGCGAACGGTGTGCAGGAATACACCGTGCACGGCATTAAGGGTGATGTGATCATTCGATTCAACCCGACTGACGGCACGTTTATCCAGCGTCTTTACAACGCATTTGATACGCTGGACAAGAAACAGGAGAAATACGCAGATGAGGTGCAGAAGTGCGGCGACCGCGTTGAGATTTTCAACATTGCCGACCGCCGCGACAAGGAGATGCGCGAGATCATTGACGGTCTTTTTGAAGAGCCGGTGTGTGACAGCATCTTTGGCAGCATGAACCTTTATGCGCTGGCAGACGGCCTGAACGTATGGGTAAATTTCCTGCTTGCGCTGATGGATGAGACAGACAGCGCCTTTGCTCGTGAGCAGAAAGCCACGAATCCGCGCATTCAGAAGTACACGGCAAAGTATCGCCGATGAATTGGGGCTTGCCTGTCTCCGTCGAGATCGGCGGAGTGAGTTATGAGATACGCACAGATTTTCGCGTAATTCTCGATATCTTCGTAATGCTGAGTGATCCTGATTTGAGCGGCACTGACCGCGCAGAGGGCATCTTGCAGATGTTCTATGTCTCGCCTGAGGATATCCCGCCGCAGCATTTGCAGGAAGCTGTAGACCGTTTTACATGGTTCCAGAACGGCGGCAAAGAGCAGGATAAGAAGAAATCGCCGAAGTTGGTCGATTGGGAGCAGGATTATCCGTTGATCCTCCCGCCCATCAACCGGATATTCGGACGGGATATCCGCGGAATCCCTTATGATGCGGAGACCAACACCGGGGGCGTCCATTGGTGGACGTTCCTCGGTGCGTATAACAATCTCGGGGACTGCACCTTTGCTCAGGTCGTGCGCATCAGAGACAAAAAAGCACGAGGAAAGACGCTCGAAAAGGACGAACGCGAATGGTACCGCCGCAACAGCGACCTCGTGAACATAAAAAATAAGCTCAGCCAGGAAGAAGAGACCACCATTTCGACTTGGTTGAAATTGGGGAAGGAGTGATCAAATGGCAAATGCTGACGGCAGTGTGATTTTCTCTTGTGATTTGGATTCGACCAAAGCACAAAAGAAACTGAGCAAGCTGCGTGACGAGATATCCGAACTGAACAGCAAGCTTGAAAAGGAAACGGGCAATAAGATGAACCTTGAAAAGCAGCTTGACGCCGCATCTCAGGCAGCGAAAGCTACTGAGGAACGCGTGAAGATGCTGCGAAAGGAAGTCGAACGGCTGAACGACCGCGAATGGATCCAAAAACAGGGCTTTACACAGAACGAGTATCAGACGCAAGTGCTCGACCGCCGCGCCGCTGCGGAGGCGGAGCTCAAACAGCAGGAGGAGCTTTTGCACACGCAGACGAAGGAGGTCAAAACGCTTTCGGCGGCTTACGAAGAGACGACCGCCAACATCGACAGCATGACGGCAAGGCTCGATAAGGCGAAAGTAACCGCCGGTGAGTTGATCGCTAATACGGAGCAGGAACGCAGGGAGCGCGAGGCGGAGAATTCCGCGCTTGCCAAAGCGGGCCAGTATGCCGCGCGTTTCAGAGATCAGGTCAAGAGTTTAGCGCGCTCTATGCTTGTGTTCTCAGTCATCACGGCGGCGCTCATGGCGCTGCGCAAGCAGATCAAGGCGGCTATTGAGACCAGCGCAGAGGCATCCGACGCTTTTGCCCGCCTCAAAGGTGCGCTGCTGACGCTGGCCGCGCCTTTGATGGACGTACTCATTCCGGCGCTGACGTGGCTAATGAATCTGCTTGCGGCCATTGTGTCGGAGATCGTGACGATCATTTCGATTCTGAGCGGTAAGTCAAAGAAGAGCATGGAGGCATCGGGCAAAAACCTCTACAAAGAGGCCGCCGCCATTGACGCGACCGGCAAGGCGGCAAAGGAAGCGACAGACGCGCTCGCGGCGTTCGATGAGATCAACAAACTCAGCACGACAACGTCCGTTGGCGACGGTGGCGGCGGAGCATCCGCCATTGCGCCGGACTTTGATTTTGACGAAGGCCCCATGATGGAAAAGCTCGACAAGGTGTTCCAGAAGATCAACGATATCTTTAAGACCATCCGCGCGGGGCTTGAGATCGTCGTGGATGACCTCAAATGGAGCTTTGACAAGAAAGTTATCCCCAAGAGCAAGGCAACATGGCTGACCGTTTTAACGGCGCTGCTCGGTGCAACGCTCGGCGCGGCGTTCGGCGGCATCACGGGCGGCGTCATCGGTTTATCCCTCGGTGTGCTGCTGGGGCTGTACCTTGTGGGCCTTGACCCCGAAACATGGAAAACCGAGATGGACGCAGAGGATGCGTGGATCGTGGTCATCACGGCTTTGCTCGGTGCGCTGCTTGGCAGCGTGTTTCTTGGCATCACCGGCGGCGTGGCTGGTTTCAGCCTGGGCGCGATCCTCGGCCTCTATCTCACCGGCTTTGCAGAGGGGGACGAGGAACACGGCGGCAAATCGCAGCTTCTTTCCGAGCTGATCGTCGTGCTGTGCGCGCTGCTTGGCGCTGTTATCGGCTCTATCGTGACGCCGGGCGTCGGTACAGTCGTCGGCATGGGATTAGGCCTGATTCTCGGACTGAGCATTTACAGCGTCCGCAAAGACCCGAAGAAGGGCACGCAGCGGCTTGTCAGCATCGGGCGCAGCGTACTTCTTGGACTGCTGGCCGGTGTTCTTGGCGTTGGCCTTGCAGCGCTTGGTATCGTCAGCGCCGGTACGGCGTTCATTATCTCGGCGGCGATCGGTCTTGCGCTGAAATTCTTCGTCGACAGTGTGGACGATTCCAAAGTCAGAAAGGCAACGTCCGGCTTTACCGGCACGCGCGTATCAACAAAGACCCCAACGCGCAGCCGTCGGGTGGCGGCGCAGAACTTAGACGGCAATGCGCCTGTGTATAACGAGATCCCAGCGCTTGCGAGCGGTGCGGTCATCCCGCCGAACCGAAAGTTTCTTGCCGTGCTGGGCGACCAGAAGAGCGGAACGAACGTCGAAGCGCCGCTTTCGACCATCAAGCAGGCCGTTATGGAGGCGATGGCACAGGGTATGCTCGGATCAGGTTCACTGTCTTGCATGGTTGTATTATAGCATATAGATAGCTATATGCAAGATGGCATTTAGCATAAAGATATCGGTATATACTTGTGCTATTTGCATATAGATATCTAACGCAATAAAATGTATAATAAACTAACAAGGAGGTGTTGCTATTGGGCGGAAAAAATAGCTACGAAAGCATTAAGCGTTACGAAGATAAGGCCTATGATAAGGTGCTTGTTCGTTTTCCAAAGGGTAAGAAAGATATTATCAAAGCCCACGCAGAAGCCCACAGCGAGAGCGTGAACGGCTTTATCAACCGAGCCATAGACGAAGCCATAGAGCGTGACGAAAGCGCTCCTGCAGCCTCTGAGGGGCATTTATAGGACGTTTGCAAGATGGCATAGCGTATAAACACTATAAAACAACAGACCACAACATAAGCACACTGCTCAAACCATAAATTTCAGGAGGTTTGCTTATGCAGTATTCACTTTCCACATTGAGAAAAAAGGCTAACGAGGCCGGTTATTCATTCCAGAAAGGTTATCAGCGGTATAATCACGATGGTTGGGGCTATGTTCACACTTTGGATGGTGAACGAATCGTTGGATACCAGGTTTTAGACTATCGCTCTAATTGCCTGGTCTATCCGTCAAACAACGATATCCATGATCATGCTATGGGGCTTGACAAAGCGGTAGCACTTTTGAAAGACCTCTGTGCAGAACGCGGAGTTACGTTCTGATTTTTGCCGCTAAAGAATACTGAAAGCTATGCCATTGCAAAATAGAAGATCGGCGTTTTGAGCGGTGGCGTCGATCTAAATAAAAGCGAAGAGCGGAGGGCGATTCCTCCGCTCTTGTTGCATATATTGCGATGAGGCTGTCTGAGATAAAGAAATTTCGTGAATTCTCATTGACAAAATAGGCAGAAGTGCATATACTCTAAGTAGGCAACAACATGATTGTCTGCCGTGACGTTGAAGCAAGTGATGGGGTCAGCATCCGTACACTTGTGGAGTCTTGTATTAGGGTTAAGCGGTTTCCACAGGCTGATGTAGGGGTAAACCCGAAAGAAAACGCTGTTGCGGAGCTCTGGATTCAGAGTTCCGCTTTTTTTAGGGGAAATGTCGAAATGTGTCTACTTGTAAAGGCTGCTCAGGAATGGGAACGATTGAGCAAAACTGAATATCACATTGTAACCGGCAGACGTGGCAAGGCGTTCCATATTCGGCTAAAGTTTGCTTTTGAGGACTTTCCCCACTTGTCGGGAATGCAGTATGCCCGGGACGTTGATTTTGGGATCCGTATATCAGAATACTATGGCGAAAAGCTGATTCCAGCACTACTGAATGGAAGAATGGACGGCAGGAGAATTGAAAACGGGCGGAATTGGGAAAGGATCAAAGGCCGATTAGATGCAATTATTGGCCTGAAAGAGACACTGGAAGGTGATTTTTTAATTGCACAGTT